CCCGAATCATTTACAAACTTGGCAATCACGAAGAGCGGATGCGCCACTACATCTTAAAGAATGCGCCGCAATTCGGCAACCTCAAGGCATTGGAATTTGAATCGCTGCTGCAATTCGAGCGGCTGGGCATTGAGCGGGTGAATCGGGAAATCATCAAGGCTGGGAAACTCAACATTCTGCACGGTCATGAGATGGGGGAAAGTGTATTTTCTCCCGTGAATCCTGCCAGGGGGTATTTTCTGAAGGCCAAAGCGAACACCCTGGTAGGACATTACCACCAATCTTCCCACCATTCAGAGGGCGATTTAAACGGAAACAAGGTGGGCGTTTGGTCAACGGGTTGCCTATGCTCACTATCGCCAGAATATCGGCCCTTTGCCTACACCAAGTGGAAGCACGGCTTTGCCTATGTCACGGTAGAGGCTGATGGAACTTTTCAGGTAGAAAATAAAGAGATAATAGATGGACGCATTTTCTGACCTCGGCGCGATCGTCACCATTAACCACGGCGGCCACAGTGCGAGCGCGGTAATAAAGGCCCCGGCCTTCCCTGACGAAGTGGTGAGGGCGTTCTTTGCTCAGGCCATCGCGGTGGGGTTTCATTCTGATAGCCTGCTGAACGCTATGGAAACGCTGTTAGAAGAGTTCCGAGGCGATGTATTCATGGAGGTAGATGATGAAGAATAAAGGCTGCGGCGCACACATTGCATACGCAGGGCTGGCAATCATTGCCCTGCTGCTGCTAACGTTTTGGCGGTTGGCGCAGTGCGTATTTTTAACATAAAACTAAATTAGAATGAAAGCAGATGATATTTTGAAAAAGCACGAAGATGCTAATGAGATGCACTTCCACGAGGTAGATAGGAAATGGATAATCGAGGCTATGGAGGAGTATGCAGCATTGCGCCAACCGCTTGTTATGCGTTCGTTTACCGCCTGTCCAAGTTGCGGAAGTGATAAGATATACTTTGAAAGCTGGTGGACTTGCCGAGAATGTACACACGATTGGGGCGGTAGATGGCGCATAACTTGTCGCTAACATCACCTAAGTAACGCAACATAACAACTATGCGAGCCATAACACTACTAATTGCCCTGCTGCTTGCTTCCTGTTGGACTCCGAAACGCTGCAACCGTGCGCTGCTGCGCTGCGGCATTGTTTCAGATACCGTGCAGGTGTGGGATTCGATTTACCTGGAGCGCACCATTACCGATACGCTGCTGCGGTGGGATTCGATGCGTCTGCATGACACGGTAACTATTGAGCGCGGAAATGCCAGGCTGAAATTATTACGCCTACCAGGGGATAGTATTTGGGTTGCTGCTGAGTGTAAAGATACCACAATTTGGTATGTCCGAAAGGTGGTCCAGCCGATCCAACGGGTGAGATATATTCCCGTGTGGGCATGGGTGCTGATGTTTCTGCTCCTGATTTTTGCCATCCGCAAAAGAAATTTGTAAATTTTTTTTCATCCGTAAAACGCTGATTATCAATTAGTTAGCGTTGAAGCACAAAAATAATTCACTATGTTTGTTCATAAGTGCTTGCGGTTGTGGAAATCGTTAGTATATTTGTGAACCCAATAACGACAGACATGACACAGGCAAACAACACTCGCACTACTCTCCACATCGGCGGTAAAGAAAAATCACAAGTAACTGCTTTCATTTTGGGCGAAACTGAAAAGGCGTTCAAAGTTGAATTAGGCTTCGTAAATTTTGAAGCTGCGGTTATGGCTACCCGTGTTGAGTGGTTTCCAAAATCACAAGTGAAACTCATCAATGCTAATGATTGCGTTTACCTTGATGTTACTCCTTGGATTGCCATGCAAAAAGGTGTTACACCTGTATAATTTCACACAACACTATAACACAAAACCATGAACAACTTAAATTTCTCCCGCCGCGTTTCAACGCAAGTCCGCAAAACAGGATACGGCCATTGGCAGGTAACTATGGAAATTTACCGCAAGCCATTCACATTCACCACCACCAACAGCAGCGCGATTGACGACTTCGACGACGACGACAGCGACCGCAGAATTGCGTCAGGTTATCGCGCATTACGCGCCGAAGCTATGAGGACATGGAGGAGCAGGCGATGAATTACAACGAATGGATTGCGCACATCCGCGCAGAGCGGCGCAACTGCGCTGAAAAACTGGCGCAGTACGGCGACAAGCCCGTGGTAAGCGCACAGGAGCGGCAGAGGATTGCCGATAAAACAAGGGTAACAATTCACACAACTAACCAATAAACACCATGAAAACAATCACAATCGAAACGGTCGTTGCAGCGACCAAAGAAATCGGCGTGCCTTACTTCGGGCGCAGTTCGGATGCGGTAATCTGCATCACTGGTAAAAGCGAATACGGATTGCTTCAGGGCATCACCGTTTCTAAATTCATCCCGGGCATCAAAATGTTGGCACTGGAAAGCGACTTCTTCGCATCGAAACCTTGCAGCCCCGCAGAATTTGCGGCTGCGTTTGAAGAAGCGCACCACAATCTCAGGGTAGAGTTTAACGCGATTATCGCAGCGCAGGAGGGCGGGGAGAAATGAACCTACTCCGCACCATTTGCCGCAAACGGCAACTGCGCCACAACGTTGGCGAACAAGTCACCTTCCGCGAATCGCGCATCAAGGCAACCGTGGCAGCTTGCCGATGGAATTATCAATCAAAATGCTGGGAATACCACCTCGAAGGTTTCCCAGGCTGGACAAAACAAAATTTAATCAAATAATAAAGTGAAACACTCTAACGACACAAAACAGATTTTCGCTGCCCTTGTAAAGGCACAAGCCGAAATGCCCACCGCTCCTAAGGACGGGAACAACCCTCACTTTAAGAGTAAGTACGCAACACTTCAGAGTATTGCGGAAACTGCAAAGCCCATCCTCAAAAAGCACGGCCTTGCAATCTGCCAAACGTTTGAAACCGCCTGCGATGGAGTGAGTATCATAACTTCCCTCGTTCATGAATCGGGGGAGTACATCACGGGTTCGCTGTTCCTGAAACCCACGAAGAACGATCCGCAAGGGTACGGATCTGCAATCACCTACGGCAGGCGATACGCTATGGCGGCTATCCTCGGCATTGTTGCTGATGAAGATGATGATGCAAACGCAGCGAGCGCACCACCAACACCAGCACCGCAAACAAATGACAAACCGTGGCTAAACAAAGATGAGCCGAAATGGAAAGAGGCTTGCGAATGGCTCGCAGCAAAGGCGGCTGAAGGCAAGGGCGAAGAAGGATTGAAGGCAATCACAGAACGCTTGCAGCTTAGCTTTAAAATCAACTCGGTCATGAAGGCATCACTACTGGCAATTAGCAGGGGAGGCGTGACGGTATGAACGAAATGCCTTTAGAACTGCTGTTCCGCTACGTTGCCTACTTCGCACTATTTGCCGCGTTGCTTTCCATTATTGACACTATTCTATCATGGGTAAGAAGAAAGTAAAAGCACGCCTGAAAAACGAATACCACGCAGCCGCTCGCCGCTATTACGATACTCAGATGGACTGCATCTGGGAAGCGGTAGCAAGGGTTTGCAACGTGCCGGATGATGCGATACAAAGTAAAAGCAGAGTGGCAGAGTGGAAAATGGCTCGGTTTTACTTTTGGTACTTCGTCCGCACCCGCACCGATGTAACTTGGGTACACATGGGGCAATACGCAGGCAAACGCGACCACTCCACCGCTATTCACGGTTATCAGTCAATATGCGACTGGGCAATGGTGGAAAAACCTGTGAAGCGGCGCATTGAGCAAATAGAGGAAGTTCTCGATGGTCGCATGAACCAGGCCGATGAGTTTTTTTCACGCGAAAAAAAGTTGCACTTCGGATTTCTTTGACCTATATTTGAAACCAAGTTCGGAACACAGCAGATTGGAACCCTGCCCGAATGAAATCGTAAAATGAAAAAAGAACTAAACAAACGCTCCCTTGGAGTAACAGCGCGCCCTCTTTACGGTGGGGCGGTTCCACGCTGCGAAACAGGGGGGCGTTTTGCTTTTAACTATGTCAGTAAAAAAATATACAACCAAGTACTTTAACTCAACCGCAGAAACCTATCGTTTTGAATACAATGGATGGGACATTGTTGTAACAATTTCACATGATAAAGCCATTATGCACGGCACTGCTATCAATAGTGAATTTGAAGAAGCTCAGGCTTATTCATTAACCATGAAACGACCTAATATACACATGGATAATGCCGCGGCTTTAATGGTTGGTGAGTTGGTAAAAGAAATTGCTATCAATTATGCACTTAATTGTTTAGAAGAAGATGAGTGATTTATTTGAACTTTCCAGATCATGGTGGGCCTATGCCGCTGAAAATCGTGTTAAACCGATTCACCACACGTTATACTTCTACATCATCAATAAGGCAAACAGCTTGCATTGGAAGGATGAAATAGGACTTCCAACAGGTTACACATTAGAAATGTTGGGAACAAGCAGTTATAAAACTTATATCGCAGCCCTCGAAGATTTGCAAACTTTTGGATTCGTAAAAGTAGTTGAAAGGGCAAAAAATCAGCACACTTCTAATGTAGTTGCTTTGGTAAATTCTACTAAAGCAGATACCAAAGCAGATACAAAAGCAGATACCAAAGCGAGTTCAAAGCACTTACCAAAGCAGGTTCATCATAATAAAACAAGTAAAAACATTAAAAACAATAAAAACAGTAATACTCAATTCATTCCACCAACGTTGGAAGAATTTGTTGAATTTTGGAAACAGAACGGATTTGATACTGAAAATGCAAAAAATGTTTATCATGGGTATAATGACCATAACTGGCATGATACAAATGGAACAAAAATTAAAAATTGGAAACAAAAAATTCGTTTTGTTTGGTTTAAAAAAGAAAATAAAAAACAATCTTCGCAAGCTAATTACCAAACACTAACACCATGAAAGACATAGACATGGAACGCGATGTACTCGCTATGTTCATCAACAGCTATCAGGCACAAATGCACATCAGCGAATGTAACGAGCATTTTTTTACCGAACCTGAAACGAAAGCCACGTTTCAAACGGTAAAAAGCCTATTAGATAAAGGCGAACCGATAGACCTTGTAACGGTTTCGATGCGCCTAAAGAAACAGGGCTTTCCTGTTCAGACGGCTGCTGCAATTTCGGAACGGTACATTGGAGATGCTAACCTTCAATTTAAAATCAAAATCCTGCATCAGTTCTACCTGACCAGACAGCTTGCGATTTTAAGCACGGAAATACAACACCAAGCAACCGACCGCAACTCAGACCCGTTTGCAATCATCAGCAACGCTCAGGCGCGGCTTGACCAACTCTCGGTAATTGACACAGGGGATGGGGTACATATCGCGAAGGTTGCAGCGGAAAGGGTGAACGACATAGCACAAAGGAAACGGGATGGTATTCGCACGCTCGGTGTGCCATCAGGGTGGGAAACGCTCGACCGGTTTACAGGTGGATTTGTGCCGGGTGAATTTTGGGTCGTTGCGGGTCGTCCGGGCATGGGTAAAACATCCTGGGCAACGAGCATCAGCATTGCCCACGCACTCCGGGCAGGTGGTAAGGTAGCGTTCTTCAGTTTGGAAATGACGAAGGAAGGACTTGTGGACAGGGTGCTGAGTTCGGAGTACAGCATAAATTCTGAATGGATCCGCACGGCAAATGTTACGGATGAGCAAATAGAAACAATGGCCCGGCTGCACAACATTGCCCGGATGTCAATTTGGATAGACGATTCACGGCGGCAGACTATTGACCAAATCCGCTCGAAGCTGAAAATGATGAAATCCAGGTACGGCATCACCCTTGCCATAATTGACTATCTTGGCCTCATTAACCCATCAGACCCAAAGACAATACGGGAACAGCAGGTTGCGTATATTTCCAGGCAATGCAAACTTATCGCTGGTGAATCGAATATGACCGTCATTGCCCTTTCGCAGTTGAACAGGCAAAGTGAACAGCGGGGAGATAAGCGGCCCGGACTTGCAGACCTTCGGGAATCGGGCGCAATCGAGCAAGATGCTGATGTTGTTGTGTTTCCTTTTCGGCCCATGTATTACGAAACGGAAAAGCCTGTTGTGGAGGATGCCGAAACTATCATCAGCAAAAACCGAAACGGCAGGACGGGAATAATACCTTGCCAGTTTGAGAGTGCGTTTTCACATTATTTGTTGTAAATTTGCCACGCATGACCCCGGTAAAATGGCTCATAGAACAGCACATCGCGAAGGAGGGAAAGCTGTCCACGGCTGACTATCGCGAAGCGGTAAAACAGGAGGGGGTATTGATTCGCGCAACCTTCGCCGCTGCGTTGGAACAAGTAGGCATCACCGCTGCGAGTGCGAAGAAAATCGCGGCTGAATATTACCGACAAACCTATGACACCTGAAATATTTTTAGCCCTGCTTTCCATCGCGGGAGCATCCGTTCCTTTCGGACTAAACAATCAGATGGACACCCTTGGCCCGTTCAGCGGATACAAATTGTTTCGCTGCCCTGTGTGCCTGTCGTTTTGGCTGGCACTCATCGTTATCGCATTAATGGGCGGGAATCCTGTCTATGCTGGCCTTGCGCCAATCTTTGCGCAACTCATTCACAAAACACTATACTGATGTATCGCAACGAAATAGCGGAAAACAGCCTGTGTGCCTTTTGGGGCGAAAACATCCGGGATGGGATAACCATTGCCCGATACCACAGGACGGAACAACGCACCCCTTTTGACATCCATTGGACGATGGGCGGGGATTATTACCAAAACTTTTCCCCTAATTACCTGGAAGCCATAGCGCAGTTCAGGGCAGAAACACGACACAGGAACGAACCACCGCATTTTATCGTATGAACACGGAACAAAAGGCTCAATTTACCCAACTCGTTCCAAAGTGGAACGCTTACAAGCGAAACCTGGTGTGGACTTTTGACGGGGCAGAAACAGCTGTCATTGAAAAGCTGTCTTATGTTCTGCTGGGGCGCACGCTGAACACCTGCCCATCGTGCAAGATTGAAGCAATGAGGCAACTTGAAAACCTGTACAACGCATGAAGACCTACCTACACAGCGGAAACGCCGGGGACGTGATTTATATGCTTCCCACTATTAAGGCAAACGGCGGCGGCACGTTATATCTAAACCCTGACCGCCCTGCACAATACGCAGCGGGCCTGACCCATCCTGGAGGCGGAGTGATGCTTAACGATGCCATGTGCGAAATGTTGCGCCCATTGGTTGAGTATTGCGGTATCAAGTGCGAATTGTGGCACGGCGAAGCGGTGGATTACAACCTCGATCTATTCCGGGAGCAGCGCATAAACCTTTCGGCCTATGACATCAGGCGTTGGATTCTTTCGGTTTACCCTGAATTGTTGCCCGGCAAACCTCTGACCATCCCACGCGGAAGCGATACCTACATCACCGTGAACCTTTCCGAGCGGTACAGAAACAACGCGGCGGGAGGGGATCAAAAGTGGGCCATGCTTCAGGATCAACCGCATGATGTGTTCTTTATCGGCGTGCAGCAGGAGTTTGAAAAGTTTGAAAAACTATGCCCGAAGGCGTACTACCTGAAAACGGAAAATTTCCTGCACATGGCGCACCTGATGGCACAGGGTGTAATGCACTTCGGAAACCAATCCTCGCCTTTTGCAGTTGCGGAAATATTCGACCTGCCTCGGGTGTTGGAACTTTCGCCTTACTGCCCTAACGTGGTAAGCACGGGAGAAAACTGGGGCGTAGTGTACAACAACGATAACATGAAGTGGCACGTTGATCGCTTATGCCGCATGGAACAAAATCCGGAAACCCCCATTGTAATAAACCCGTCATGAACTGCCCTGCCTGTAACTTTGAAAAATCCAAACTCCTTGGCAACGTATGGGGTACTGAATATCACGAGTGCGTGAATTGCAAAACCATCTTCAGCCGGGAACTTGAACAGGGCGGCATGGTGGGAGGTGGGTATGCGTATGAACGCAGTTTGCAAAACTCCGGGCGCATTGAACGATTCACAGAACTTGCCGGGAAAGGTGCGACGATTATTGACTGGGGCTGCGGAAATGGTGAGTTGGTTCATGCCTGCACCAATGCCGGGTTTATGGCATACGGATACGATAAGTTCAGCGAGCAATACAAACGCAAACCTCGTGTAACGGCGAACCTTGTTGCAATGGTGGAGGTGATAGAACACCTGACCGGGAAGAAGTTGGAACAAACCTTTGCCGATATTGACAAATGCACCGTTCCAGGTTCGCTGCTATATATTGAAACCTGCTTCGCTGATGTTTGCGGGTGGGGTTCGTTTTACGTAGAACCAAAAGTAGGGCATAGCACGATATGGAGTTACGCCGGGATGGATGAGTTCATGTGGGGTCATAAGTGGGCCTTGAAGAAGGCTATCAATTCCACGGTGCGCGTTTATGAAAAAGTATCAGAAACTATACCTTGAAGCACGCAACCTCACCCCGACCGATTTCATCCCCTGCGAAGTCTGCGGAGCGCAGGCGGTGGACATCCACCACATACAGGCAAGGGGGATGGGCGGGAGCAAACTACGGGACACGCCCGAAAACCTTATCGCCCTGTGTCGAAGCTGCCATCATGAGGCTGACTTTGGCACGGGATTGCCGAAAGAGTATTTACGACAAATCGTAAAAGACAAACTACATGAAAGGAAGACCACGCAAAATAGAAAGCCCTGAAGCATTGCAGCAGGCATTTGATGAATACATGGCGCATTGTGCCACCTTCACTAAATCAGTATTGAGCAACTCCGGGAAGTTGGTAGATGTTCCAACGCCTCGCGTTCCTACCGTTGGTGAGTTCTGCCGCTTCATCAAAATGGAACGTCACACCCTTGATGAATACGCACTCAGGGAAGGATTTTCCGCCACAATAAAAAGCATTCACGCTCAAATCCACGATGCAAAGCAAATCGCGCTGCTGAATGGCGAGGGCAACACTACCGGAATCATCTTTGACCTCAAATGCAACCACGGGTGGAAGGATAAAACAACCATCGAGCATGAAGGCGAAATCACCGTTACCATGAACCTGACCTCATGAGTGCGCACGATCCTGACCATTACAAAGGCGCGGTGGAGTGCATCGCTGCAATTAAAGCAAGCCTTTCGCCTGTCGGCTATCGCGGCTACCTGAAAGGCAATATCATGAAATACCTTTGGCGTTATGAGAAAAAAGGCGGTGTGCAGGACTTGGAGAAAGCACGTGTTTACCTTAATTGGCTGATAGATGATAATACTCCCGGCAACGATTGAAGGCGTCACCACGCGCAAGGACAGGACGTGGAAGGTAACACTTGGCACGCAGGAATTGCCCGTGGACAAAGCGGCGGCCCTGCTCACCCTTAACCACCAACTCGCATACGTAGCAATTAAACCGGAATACTTCAGCGGGGAGGAAGAACAGCTACTTGAACAACTGAAGGCAGACCCCGAGGCAGGCGGCAAAACACCCGGTTCACGGCTTCGCGCGGTACTGTATCGCAACTATGAGCAGAACGACCAGGGCTTCGGCTCGTTCGCTTCGTATTACGAGCACCACATGGAGCGGCTGATTGAACACTTCAAAGGAAAACTAACATGAACATTTTAGGCATACTAAACGGCATGAGCGGCATCAGTTACCACCGCTTATACGCACCACTCCATGACTTACAGATTCGCGGCTTCGCGCAAATTGATATTTGGACACCACGGGATGAGCAAGGCAACTACCGCCCGCTGCCAGACTTGGATAAGTATGACCTTGTTATATGGAACGGTACTTTAACCGAACCTCAGGAGCAAATCATTTCCATCCTGAACACACGCGGCATACCGTTTATTGTGGACATTGACGATTACTGGATGTTGAACCGCTATAACCCCGCTGTGGATGAATGGAAACGCCGGGGGCTATCGGCTAAAGTGCAGGCGGCTTTGTACCACGCGGACGCTGTTATCTGCGAAAATGACCGCCTCCGGGAACAGGTGTACAAAGTGAACCGCAACGTGTACACCATCCCTAACGCTTTGAACCTTACCGAACTGCAATGGAATCAGGAGAAAGAGCCGTCCGACAAATTCCGCGTGGGCTTTGTTGGCAGCCGCTCACATAGGTATGACCTGTTCACCATCAGTCAGGCGGTGCGGGAGTTCTGCGAAGAAACGGGCAGCGAATACAACATTTGCGGATATGATGAGAAAGACCCTGAGTGGACAGCGGTAGGAAACGACGTTGCTCCTGTCGGGCATCCTGACTGGCTGAAACTTCGCCCAGGGGTTCACCCTTCGCAATACGGCATCTACCTTTCCCGATTGGATGTGGTGCTGGCCCCGCTGGTGGGTTCGCAATTCAACAACTGCAAGTCCGACCTAAAGGTTAAAGAGGCTGGATGCTATTCGCTGCCCGTCATTGCTTCAGACTTCGGCCCATACCATGACCACCCCAGCGCAGGCGTTTACACGGCGTTAGGCGTTAAGGAATGGAAGGCGCGGCTTTATGAGGCGTACGAAGGCAAACTGGACGGGCGGCCTAACGCGGCGTATTTGGAAAAGGAAGGCGATTTGCACAAGGTAAATCTTGAGCGGATAGCGGTGTTGACTGAAGTTCTGGTGACACGATAAAATATTTTTGTGCATAGTTGCTTGGTATTGTGAACAACCACTATATTTGCAACACCATGAATAACACAGAACAATTAGAACACTTTGCCCACGGCCTGCCCGTAATGGAGCGGCTGGAAGAACTGGGCAACGCGTGGCGCGAGGGAAGTATTGACGCGCTGGCAACATTCATCACCCTGAACCGCATTGCAAAAATGCTTGACCAACTCAAAGACGAGGTAAAGCCTTACGCTATTGATCAAGCAGGCCAATGGCACGAAAAAACATTCACTTACTTTGGAGCGACAATCGAAAAGAAGTCAGGCGCGGGCCGTTGGGATTTCAAAGGGGTGCAGGCTTGGAACGAGGCAAAGGCAACCTTATCAGCCATTGAGGAACGGGCAAAGGCAGCAGCGCAGGCAGCGGCAAAGTTCGGCGCGGCAATGGTCAGCGAGGACGGTGAACTTTTAGAGGGTGCTACATACACCCCGGGCGCGGACATTATTGCATTGAAAGGGCTATGAAACAAACGGCAATTGAATTTTTGATTCAAGAACTTAAAAAAGAAGAATATTTAGGAACATTTTGTACTGCGGAATGTTTTGCAGAGGAAGAAAAAAAGATGCGTTTAATAATTCAACAAGCATTGCAAATGGAGAAAGAGCAGATAATGGATGCCTTTAATGAAGGAGAAAATAATAGTGTAGATTATTTTAATACAGAAAATAGAATTAAAGAATCAGAACAATACTACAACGAAACCTACGGAGGTAACAAATGAACAACTCACGCTATTTCAAAGTGGCTGACCTTGTAGAGGACACCTTCGGCATACAGGGCAGGGTTGCCAAAATTAACGACCTGCAAAACCGCGTATGGGTATGGGTCGGAAACGGGCAGATGTGCTACGAGCCACGGGAACTAAAACTCATTCATCGCGATGGGATGGAGGATGGCCCGGAGTTGATAGAAGAAGAAGATTGATTGGTTTCTTCATAGATGGGTTAAGGGCGGCGAAAGCTGCCCTTTTCTTTTGCGACAAAATGCCACTTTCCCCATTATAGGAAATGGCTTATTCAATTCAGCAGCAGCCGCAAGACTACTCACCCGCCTTTAATCCGCTGACCTTTGTAGTTCGCGAAACGGACACGGCAATAACAGGAGCAAGCAATTTCCGCTACCTATGTGAGGTGGAGATAGATGGCACAATTCAGGCGAAACTCAAAGCACCCATCCGCTACGGCAGCAGCCAGAATGAGGCGGTTTTCGATATAACAGAAATCATTGCTTCATACGTTGGCAATGACTTTGAACCACCATCAGCGGCAGCGGTAGTAGGGCAGCCTCGCATCGTTACCTATCGCGCTAAGTTTGGTTATGAATACGGCAGCGGGGTTGTAACGGAGGCAACCGGAGTAGTAAACACCGGGAATAAGTTCAGTTGGGATGCCTGCTTACCTGTGCAGGACTTCTTAGGGTATGCCCAAGCAGACTACCTGACCGCATCCGGTGGAACAGCAGGGGCGCAATTTCTTACCACGGTTCGCCCTCGCAAGGTGCAGGCAGATGAGGCGCACACGGTTCACGCGCTGTTTGGCACGGACACGGCAAACAAGGTGTTTGAGTTCAAGAGTTACAACGCGGCGGGGTCGCTGCTGCAAACGGTTCAGAAAACCTTCACCTATGCGGACTACAAAAGCAGGCTGCTGGCTGCGGATTGCACATTCAACGGCATAGGGTTCACATCCGGTAATGAAGCTTATTACACGGTACAGGCTTACCCGTCCGGTTATGCGGGCAAGGCATCGGAAGCCATGCGGTTCGACCTGTGGCAGGAGTGTTCTAAATACGACCCGGTTACACTTCACTTCCTAAACACCTTAGGCGGGTTCGATTCCTATACCTTCCGCAAACGTACGGTGCGCAACCTGACCGGGGAGAAAAAGACCTTTGAGCAGGATTCCTTCCGCTACACAACAGGCGCATACAACTATTCCAACGCAAGGGGCGGTGTCACAAATTATACAACAATGGTGACAGAGCAATGGACGCTCAACACGGACTTCCTCACGGATACAGAGGCTGAATACATCGAGCAGCTACTCTTCAGCCCTGTGGTTTACATGGGGGCGTTTAGTGCGTTGGAAAAGGTTACTGTAAACTCCACGGAGTTTGAGCGCAAGTACAACCGCGATGGGCTGGTACAGTATTCAGTTACCATCCAACGCGCCCTGACAAACAGGAGGCAACGCCTATGATGCGGCTTTTTATTGAAGGCAGGCAGGTTGACCTGTCGGAAAATGAAGTTCTGCAAGTAACGCGGGAGATTGCCGACATCCGGGAACCATCGCAGCGTTCATCCGATTGGAGCAGAACCTTTCGCATCCCAGGAACATCGGCAAATAACAAGCTATTTGGCCACATCTTCGATGTAAATCAGGAGCAGCTAAACAACGGCACGCAGTTCGCGCCAGACTTTAACCCTAACAAGAAAGCGGCTGCACTCGTTACCGTGGATGAGGTGGAACAGGTGCGCGGATATGTCCGGCTGTTGAATATCAGCGTAGTCCGCAAGGGGCAAATCGAATACGAAGTTTCAGTCCACGGGCAGGCGGCTGACCTGTTTGCGAAGATTCGCAATAAGCAGCTTTCTGACATTGACTTATCGGAATTTAACCACACGCTAAACCGTACCAACATCATCAATAGTTGGAACTTCACCCCTGCAAGCGGGTATGTTTACCCCATGATTGACCGAAACAGAACCGATGTTCCTTTTTCGATTGTGTGGAGGGTACAGGACTTTTACCCGGCTGTTTTTGCTAAAACCTTAGTTGATAAGATATTTACCAGCGCAGGATTTTCATATACTTCGGATTCGTTTTTCAATACTGACCTATTTAAAAAACTGGTCATTCCTTCTCCCGGAGTGCCACAAGTAAACGAGGCCGTGATATTTTCACGCAAGGCCCGGGCAAGGCGCACGGCTGACCAAAGCTATTTAGAAGGCAGCACGATTGTTTTTAACGATGACAGCAGCGGGGGTTATTACGACAACGGCGGTAACTTCGACACCAGCACGGGTAAGTATAACAGCCCCACAGGTGGCGGGCGGTTCAGCGTATCGGGCAGTATTACCGTAAACATCACGGGTCTTTCAAACGTCACATACCCCTACATAACAATGACGGTCGGGGTTTATGTGGATGGGAAGCTGGCTGAACTGCACAACCCTTTGCGGATGGTAAACGTGGCAGTAACGGGCGCAACAAAAACATTCACCTTCACAATTAATGACGTTTACGCGGATAAAAACGAAAAGATAGACCTGCGCATAATTGATGTGTTGGATTATTCCGATGCGCGTATGGGTGAGGTAATTACCGGGGGCATCATCACAATAAAGGCAAACAGCTGGGTAAGGATAGACCCGGTCCAGACTTCCTACGGGTTGGATTCAACCGTGGACATGAATGGCATTTTTACAGGGGGCAAGTGGAAACAGGATGAGTTTCTGAATAGCCTGGTTAAGATGTTCAATTTGTACATAGAACCCACCGGGCGCACGAACGAACTATACATCGCACCACGCGACACCTTCTATCGCGATACGGTCATTCACGACCTGACCGCGAAGATTGACTACTCGCAGCCCATGACCATTACCCCGATGGGTGAACTGGAGGGCAACCCTTACGTATTCACCTACGCGAAAGGGGATGATGACGACAGCAAAGAGTACCTCGACGCAATCGGCACGGTCTATGGCGAAGCGCGGATTATTGTAGATAACGACCTGATAAAGGATGAGCGCAAAACGGAAACAATCTTTGCCTCCACGCCATACAGCACGGAAAGCAGCAATAATTTCCGGATTGCAAGCATGGAAACCGCTGAAGAAAAGGCGGGAACGCTGCGTATTCTTTACTGGTCAGGTAAAATAGGTAACGAAGAGTGGGTTTTATGCGATGCCTATAAACTCTTTGCAGGCCCTACCGGAGTAGATACGGTAGAAGGCTACCCACACGCCGGGCATCTGGATGACCCTTTCACACCGACTATTGACCTATCATTCGGGATGCCTGCTTATGTGAACCTTCCTGCTGGAGTTACCTACACAAACAATAACCTTTTTAACGTGTATTGGCGCAAGTACCTGACGGAAATCACCGACCGAAACAGCCGGATTGTTACAGCGCGGGTTTACATCACTCCGGCGGATTGGCTTAAATGGTCATTTCGTGATTTGTATTTCTTCCAGGGGCAATATTTTCGACTGAACAAAATCCAGGATTATCAGGTGGGAGAATCTGACTTAATCGAGTGTGAGTTCCTGAAAATCAAAACAGCAAACGTGTTCACTCCGCAGACCGGGGCAGCCGGGGGCGGTTACGATATTAAGGACACAAACAACGATGCTTTCCCCAACATCAGGACGCGGCCCATCGGGAAGAAGAAACGATTTGCATGGTCAACGCTCGGAGGCAGCAACGAAGGCGGCAAAGGGCCTGTGTTCGATTGGACACAAGGCATAGTGAACCTGACCGCGAAGGACATAGGCACACCCACCACAGGCGATACATACCGCCCTGCGATTGAATGGACAGGAGCGGATTGGAACATAGTATTGATACAGGAAGTTTAAAATGGCAAAAAAGATAGTACAACCAGTTGAGGTGCAGGCCACCGTGAGCGGTGACCAGTCCGTTAAGAGTTTCAAGGCGCAGATTCGCGAAGCACAGCAGGAGGCGTTGAGGCTGGCAGCGGCTTTCGGCGAAACGGACGAGCGCACATTAGCAGCGGCTAAGAAGGTAGCGCAACTCAAAGACCAGATGGAGGACTTGAACGCCACCATTGCGGGTCTGCATCCTGACCGCTTTCAGAGAATAGCAAATATCACTTCTAAACTTGCATCAGGCTTCGCAGCGGCACAGGGCGCGGCAGCTTTGCTCGGTGGTGAATCGGAAGACCTTCAAAAATCCCTTGTGCGCATCCAGGGCGCGATGGCCCTTTCGCAGGGCATTGCCGACATGAAAGACATGGGCAAAACCTTTGCAGGGCTGGGCGGTGACATCATGAGCAAGGTTGTGCCTGCATTCACCACACTTGCAGGTGCGGCAAAGGCTTTCATGGCTGCGCTCGGTATTGGTGTGCTGATTGGCGGAATAACTATGCTCGTCAGCTTGGTTAAAGATTTGGACTTCGGGTTAAGCGGCGTTTCAAAGACGGATAAAAAACTACTCAAGTCACAACAGGACAGGCTGAAGGCTTCGGAGGATCAAGTTAAGGCGTTGGATGAATCCGACAACATTCT